CAAAGAATGCGAGTAGTAGACGAGGCCGGTTATGGTGTTTATGTGTGGCAGATGCCTGACGGTCGCCTTGTTGGAGATGACGACAACAACTGGTTGTGCATTTCCTCAATGAAGGGTGACCTCAAGCGCATAAACGAATTGACTGAGGCTGTACGTCACTACGGAATCATGGTAGGGGAGCCACTGTTTTTGGCCGGTAACCGAAAGATTACCGACGAAGAGTATGAATACCAGAAGCAGCGTCAAGCCTTTGGTCTGATTCCAGACGAATACGATATCCCAGCTCTCGTAAGTGAGCAGGCATACAAGGAGAGAAATGGCGAATAATCGAGTTGTAGTAGCAGAGCCAGAAGACGAACATGTCATTGAAGTTTCACTAGGCTCAGAATACAGTCGTGACATCAGTCACGACCCTGACCCATTTCAGAAGTCAGCCGATGAGCTGAACAAGAGCCTCGATGGCCTTTCACGTTCCTTCAAGATTCGTACCACAAAGCAAGTCAATAAGTTCTTCCGTGGTACGGATGGCGCTGCATCAAAGAAGGAAGAAAGCCAGGAGGTAACGGGTTATAACGCCTTCCAGGTAATGCTTCCTCCATACAATCTCGATTACCTGGCTAAGCTTTACGAAGTATCTTCACCTCACTATGCAGCAGTAAAGGCAAAGGTCTCCAACATTGTTGGACTAGGCTATGACCTTGTCGAGACTCCAGCAGCCAAGCGAAAGCTTGATGAGATTGAGGGAGAAGAAAAGGTAAAGAAGGCACGCAAGAAGATTTCAATAGAAAAAGAACGACTCATGGAGTGGATTGAAAGCTGCAATGAGGAGGACGACTTCCTTGAGACTCTTATCAAGGTATGGACCGACTATGAGGTAACTGGTAATGGATACTTGGAAATCGGCCGGAAGTCAAATGGGGAAATTGGTTATCTAGGCCATATTCCTAGTACCACCATGCGTATCCGACAGAGAAGAGACGGCTTCGTTCAAATCATTTCAAACAAGGCTGTATTCTTCCGTAACTTCGGAGACGATAAGACGCCTGACCCAGTGGGAGGAGACACAAGACCAAATGAGGTCATCCATGTCAAGAAGTACACGCCAGGAAATGGATATTATGGAATCTCTGACATCGTGGCAGCTAAGGCTGCTGTCGCAGGTAATGAGTTCGCCACAAGATTCAACCTGGACTATTTCGAGAACAAGGCTGTTCCTAGGTATGTCATTGTCATCAAGGGAGGAAAGCTCAGTCCAGCCGCAGAGCGACGAATCACTGAGTTCTTCCAGACTTCCTTGAAGGGCAAGAACCACAGAACCCTTTATGTTCCTCTTCCACCTGATGAGCAGGACCGAAAGACCAGCTTTGAAATGAAGCCAGTCGAGGCCGGTACTCAGGACAGTTCATTCAACAATTACCGTAAGGGAAACCTGAATGACATTCTGATGGCTCACCGAGTTCCTATCACCAAGGTAGGTCTTGCTGAAGGTGCAAGTCTAGCTGTCGCTCGCGACGCTGACAAGACTTTCAAGGAGCAGGTATGTCGTCCAGAGCAGAGCATTTTCGAAACAAAGCTCAACAAGATTATGAAGGAAGTCACTGATGTATTCCAGATTCATCTGAACGAGCTTTCACTAACTGATGAGGATACTCAGAGCAAGATTGACGAAAGAGCAATCCGTAATCAGTGGACCACTCCTAACGAGATTCGTGGTCGTCAGGGTAAGCCAGGTCTCCCAAGTGGAGACAAGGTGGTCGAGCAGAAGCCACAACAGCAGGCTGAAGCACGTGCTCAGACAGGTCAGACAAGAACTCGTGATGCTCAGCGTTCAGCAAACTCTCCAGACGGAGCAGGAGAGGCAAGGCAGCCGAAGGGTGAGGGCAGAGTAACACCATGAACAAGCTTTGGAACAAGACAGACGAAATTGCTAGAGGTCTGAGAAAGCCTATCAATACAGCCGCAATCTCCATTATGGGTACTTATACACTCGTGTGGGGATTGTGGCTGGCCATGCCATGGGCAACCTTTAGCAGAAGCCCAATCTACGAAATGATGAACACCCTTGCGCCGGAATTGGTATGGGGCCTGGCAGCCATGGGCATTGGACTAATGATGCTACACGGTGTCTTCAAGATGAGCTATAACGCATTGCACAGAGGTGCCCTGGCAGGCTTCTACTACTGGCTTGTCGTCAGTGGCTTCTACATCGTAGGAAGCTGGCAGTCAGTAGGATGGATTAACGCGTGCATGGTTTCCATTTATTGTGCCTTTGTAGCTATCAACCTACGGGTCAATAGAAAGGTTGTTGACTCTAGTTTGCATGATAATAAAGAAGTAACTAAGATAAGACCATGAAGATTGAGAAGGCATCCTGGCATTCTGATGAACATAATGTTCGTCTGACAATGCCGATTGCAAAGTATGATGTCGAAAAGCGTCAGGTAAGTGGTTTCGCCACTCTTGATAATTTCGATTCACACGGTGACATTGTTCTAGCAGAAGCATCCCAAAAGGCTTTTGCTCGTTTCCGTGGAAACATCCGCGAGATGCATCAGCCTCTTGCAGTAGGAAAGCTGGTGGACTTCAGAGAAGAGGAGTTTTATGACTCTGCAACTCAGAAGTTCTACCGAGGCATTTTCGCTACAGCGTATGTCTCAAAGGGTGCTCAGGATACATGGGAAAAGGTACTTGACGGTACTCTAAGTGGTTTTAGTATCGGCGGTAGCATCGTAGACTCTGACACTGAGTGGAACAAGGATGCCCAGACAAACGTACGATTCATCAAGGACTACGAACTAATTGAATTGTCCCTCGTTGACAGCCCAGCTAATCAGCTAGCCAACATTTTCAGTATTGAAAAGGTGGCCGGTGGCGAGAGAGTCATGAAGGGAATGGTAGTAGAAACCTCCGTAGAGAATGTCTTCTGGTGTTCAACAGATGAAATCGCTAAGACTACAACCGACGAGTCCGCAACCTGCCGCTCTTGCGGTAAGGATATGCAGAACATTGGTTGGTTTGAGACCGACAGCAATCGACAGGAAGCTGTAAAGGCTCTTGTAGCAGAATTTACTAAGTCCAAGGACACCGAAGGAGGTGCAGAACAAATGGCAGATGAGCGTAAGGACGACGTTGCAGAGCAGGGTCGAGCCGAGTCCGAGACTCCAGTTGAAGAATCAACAACTGAGAATGCTCCAGAGGTTGAGGCTGATGGAACTGTTGAGTCCGGAGATGCAGCAGCAGAAGAGGTGGACGAAGGTGGCGCAGAGGAGCCAAACTTCGAAAGAATGCTTGAGCAGGTAAGGGAAACCATTACCAAGGGTCTTGAGCAGACTCGTGAAGCTACTGCTGAGGAAATCAAGACTATCGAAACCAAGGTTGATGAAATCAACAAGGCATTCGACAATAAGTTTTCTGAGCTAGTCGAAAAGCACGGCGAGCTTAGCAAGAAGTTTGACAGTCTTTCAGAGCAGCACGACGAAGTCACTAAGAGACTTGATGGTGTTGAGAAGGAGACTGCTATTAGAAAGTCCGGCGACGTTGGCACGTCAAAGGAAGAGACCGTTAGCAAGGCTAAGGGCTCAAAGTGGGGCGGACACTTCCTCAGTGTTTCCGACATCAAGTAATCTAAGAAAAGGAAAGAGGTGAACAAACAACATGAGCGATGAGCTAATTGAAAAGGTCATTCGTACCACTGAGGTAGCATCTGGTGGCGGTGGTCTGCTTAACGCAGAACAGTCCAACCGTTTCATCGATTATATGTGGGAAGCCACTGTTCTCGGTAGCCAGGTTCGAACCATCCGTATGAGAGCCGACACAGTTGATATTGACAAGCTCGGAATTGGTGAGCGTCTAATGAGAGTTGCCACTGAGGCAGTTGACGACGGTGTAAACGCCGGAGCAACCTTCTCTAAGATTTCTCTTACCACCAAGAAGCTTCGTCTAGACTGGGAAATCTCTACAGAGTCCCTTGAAGACAACATCGAGGGTGATGGTCTTGAGGACCACATTGCACGTCTAATGGCAACTCAGGCCGGTAACGACCTTGAGGACGTAGCTATTAACGGTAATACGACCCTTACTGGAGACCCACTCCTGAAGGCATTCGATGGATGGCGCAAGCGTGCACTCGCTGGTGGTCACGTAATTGACCACGGAGGTAATGGTGTAGACCGTAGTGTCTTCAACAAGGCCCTCAAGGCGATGCCACGTAAGTACATGCAGCGTAGAAATGGTCTGAAGTTCTTCACTGGTTCAAATGTAATCCAGGACTACCTATTCAGCCTACAGAACACATCTGCTGACTACGTTACCCCAGAGGCTATTGCCGCTGCCGGTATCAACAGCGCAGTTCGTACTGATGGTCCTGCTGGTTTCACAACCGGTAATGCATTCGGTATTCCAGTCCAGGAGGTTCCTCTATTCGAGGAGACTCTAACCGGAGACTACTCAGGCGCATCCGGTAACCATGCTGACGTATGGCTTACCTTCCCAAGCAACATGCTATGGGGTGTAAAGCGTGAGATTCAGGTCTTCCGTGAGTTCAAGCCTAAGAAGGACACCACGGAGTACACCATGTTCTGCCGTGTAGGAACTCAGATTGAGAACGCAGACGCATTCGTTGTCGTCAAGAACGTCAAGATTGCAGCCTAATCAGTCAACACAATTTAATAGGAAAGAGGGCTTCGGCCCTCTTTCTGCTTTCTATGCTACAATCGTTTTATGGAGGATAAATGAGTTTTGATAAGATGAAGGTCGATGAGCTGCGTCAGATTGCTGACGATTTTGCGGTGGACATCGACGCCAAGGATAACAAGGCAGTAATTCTCGCAAAGCTGGGCGAGAGTGGAGTGACCTGGGACTATTACCAGAATTCTCTGGGCGAAGCTGTGGAGCAGCCTGAGCCATCTCAGCCAACGGTCAAGCCGTCTGCTGTCAGTGTAGAAGACAGGGTTCTCATCCGAATGACGAGAGCTAATCCTACATTTGAGATTCGTGGTGCAAGGTTCACTAAGGACAACCCTTATGCACTCGTCGCAGAGCGAGACGCTGACTTTATTGT